GGATTAATTGGCGCTGGAATAGCTGCATTTTTAGCACCACTAGGAGCGCTTGATGCTTTAGGCGGTGTAGTTGGAGCTAATGGAAGTAACTTAGGTAGTCTTCTTAAAAATATAGCTGAAGGATTAAGCGCTTTTGACGCTCAAGGTCTAGCCGCTATGACAGGCTTATTTGCAGCTGGAGCATTATTTGGAGCTATTCCTGGTGGTGCTTTATTTGCCGGAAAAGCTGTAGTTGGATTAGGTGCTGTAGGTTTTGGATTAGGTGCATTCTTACTTGGTTTAGCTGGAGCTGGAAAACTTGCAGATTTTATTGGAGTTGACGGTAGCGGTATTAGTAAAATTATGAAAAACGTTGCTATAGGAATGAATGAGCTAGCTGCTTTACCTTCTGATATTGGCGCTAAAGTTAAAGCTGTTGGATTTTTAGGACCAGCAATTGCGTCTTTATATGGAGGCCAAGGATTAGGTCAATTACTCGATTTTGCTATCGACAAACTTAAATCATTCTCAAACTTTATATTTGGAACTGACTTTAAAGATCAAGCAACTTCACGTAAAAGCGCTATAAAATCTATAGTTGATTCTATGCTTCCTCTTAAAAATTTAGATATGTCAACTGTTTCTAATTTAGATAAATTATCAAATGCCTTAAGCAAATTTAGTGCTAGTATAACTAATTTAGGTAAAACAAATTTAAATAATTTTTCTAAAAACATAAAAAGTATGATAGAAGGTATGAAACTTCAACTAGATTTATTAAATGCAATGGCAAATGGTGGAGCGATTGGAACTAAATATCTTGATGGAATACCTGAAACTGATTTTGGTAAAGGTTTTTTAGATCCTAATTTAAAAATAGATGAATTAAGCGCACTTATGGATAAAACGAGGAAAATATTAGGCCAATCAACCACAAATTATAATAATCCAGAAATTATTAAAGATAAGGAAAAATTAAGTAAATCAAACATTAACTATAAACCAGCTCCTGACTTAAAACAAAATCCTAAAACAGCTGGTATTGATGGCGGTTCTCCATCTTTTAATTTTAGTGCTGGAAATAAACAGACCAGTATTAACACAAGCAATCAACAAGTTGCAATTAATACTGGTCGTATTATTGATCCTCAAGATAATTTTGGATGGAGTGTTGGTTAATCTTGCTTTGCTAGCTTAGAGAAATAAGATAAAGTATCCTCATCATCACTACTCATATCTTCAGCAGTAACTGGCTCAACAGCCGGCTCAGGATTATTTAACTTAATTTCTTCTCTTACAGTGTAAGCACCAGCAGTAGCTTGTTCTCCTAATACTCTCATAAGTTTTGCTTTAAGCTCATCATATGATTTATAGTTCTTAGGATTAGTAAATTCAGATAAGTCATGTAGATTACTATAAACTTTTTCTAATTGAGCTTCATCTGCACTTAGTAATGGTGCTGGAGAAGCAAATTCGGATTTGTCATAGTTTCTATAACCTTCAACATTTCTGATCTTAAGTTTAAAATCAGCACCTTCCCAAAAGTCAAATGGATCTATTGGTGTTTCATCTGCGAATGCAGGATTCATAAGATCATAAATCTTATCAAAGATTTTCTTACCAAACTTAAATAAGAATACTTTACCTTCATTTTGAGGTGCAGATGGATCACTAACTACATAGATATTAGTTACATAATGCAATCTTCTCTTTTGAGTTCTTGCTCTATCTTTATCAGACTCAATACCTGAATTCCAAAGTCTAGAGTTAAGTTCACCAACTGGATCTGGTTGACCAATTGAAGTCAATGAGTTTTCAATATACCATTGACCGGTAGGGCCTTTAAAACCGTGATCCCAATATCTTACAAATGGAAGATTTTCTTCTGTACCAGGAAGGAATCTGATAACAGCATAACCATTACCTGCTTTATCAACAGTTGGTTTCCATATTCTATCATCAACGTATGATTTAGTTTCACCAGTATTAGTGGCTTCTGCTGCTTTGATGATTTTACTGATATTAGAACCGCGATTGCGTTTAAGTGTTTCAAATGACATTGTATTGTCTCCTTATTGCTGAAATATTAACTGAAATATAGTAGTATATATACAGTGTTTAGTTAAAGAACGATGAATCAATAGAATTTTTCTTTGGTAAAAAATTAAGATCCATCGCTTCTGCTTCAAGCTTATCTTTTATAACTGGTGATATAAATTTTTTAATGTCTTCGACTTCTATATCATTAGTTTCACAAACCTTCAGTATTGCATCCATATATGGAATCTTGAGATCTGCTACGGTACTTTCGATAAGCTTCGTAAATTTAGACTTCGTTAAGAATTGTTCTTCTATTTTCATTTGTCTAAAATCCTTAGTAATATTGTATCTTTGTTAATTCGTCCGTTTGGTACTTTTGTTTTTGTTTTGAGCGTTTGCCAAGCGTCATTAATTTGCTTTGGTGTTTTCTGTAAAACAATTGGTAAGAAATCAAGTGGTTTACGTAGGCATACAGTTCTACTTAAATCTTTTGAAATATTCTTAATAGTTGAACCAGATATTTCAAATCCATTAGGACTTTCAGTGACATACTCAATAATCATTTTACTTTTAGTATTAAATGCATATAACCGAGTCTTTGTTGGTATTTGAATTGGATTGATTGATACGATTTTAAAATCATTATCTTCTTTTTTGTATTGCACTTTAGAAACCTGCTTATCAATAGATTTTGGTCTTTTGATTTTAATATTTCTTGAAGCTTTAGTCGCTGATCTTATTCTTTCAAGATCTTCTAGCATTGCTTGACATACTTTAATTCTGTGATTGAGGGCTGACCGTTTAAGGTGGGAGTAACCTTCGACAGCTTGATCACATCTCTTATGAAATGCGTCTTCATAATCAAGAAGCCAGCCCTCAATCATTGGCTTAACATGACTTATGGCAGTGTTTGTTAAGCCGTGGAACTTGAACCTATCGTATATGTTAATAGTGGCATCTTCACCGTCGATCCACTTGTCTTCTAGTTCAAGTAATTCTTGCATAATGGTATTATTAATCTTACGTGTTAATTTTTCTTGTGGTGATATAGTAATTACATTATTTTGAGCTTTTCTTTCTCGTTGTTTTTCTTCATATAAAATTTTGCCTTCATCAATTAAGGGAATCATTTTATCGAATAAATGATTTAGAAATCCTTTAGCAGTATTATTATCTGCATCATTACTTTTATTTAAGTCGTTATTATACCAGAATGCTGTAGCTGCATGATGTGTCATTGTAAATTTATATTCTGGATTTGTTAAAATATATTTTGATGCAGCTGGAAAGTTTTTCTTAACCCAAGTTTTCATTTGGCTAATGCAATCTTTTTTATCAACGTGTAAATGAAAATAATCTTTTACTGCGTTAAAACCTTTTTCAATTGGTACACCGGCAAGACCTGTACGAGATCGAGCTCTTGATGTTTTCTTTTTTAGTTTTTTACCTTTTAATGCTTGTAATCCCATATTAAACTCCCATTTATATGTTATTTGTGTTAATGTAATGTTCAGTTGCGCTAATAACCATATTTGGATATTCACCAAGATATGTGCCAGCTTTTAGCATTTCCTTTGTTACTAAGTGTTTATGCATGTGCTCTATGTTATCATAGTTAGCAAGTATGTCTTTACCTAACTGGTCAAACTCATGATCTTCTATAAGAGGCTTATCAAGCTCATAATAAGCATAAGAGCACATTAAATATTTTGCTATAGGATTTTTCATTATGCTACAGCCTTTTGAACTTTCTTTTCATTTTCTAGAAAAGCTTTATCCATCATTGTGACGTCAATGTAATTAGATAAAGTAGAAGCTAGTGTTTCATTTTTACTAACTAGTCTTTCAGCGAATAAAAGTTTTTGACTGTGATTTAGTGATTCTATTTGTTTGATGATTGTATCGTAATTTGCCATAATATAAAAACTCCCTTTTTAATTTTATAGTTATATTCTACCATAGTTTTCAGCAAATGTAAAGGAAAAAGTGATTAACATATTAATTAGTTTCTCCTCATTGTTGCGTATTCTTTAGCATCTGCATTTTTACTCACAGGTACCATGTTCGATTTATGCATAGTAGCAATACCAGTGATGAAAGTACCAGTGTAAGTATTTTGTTTGGACTTACCAACTATAGGACCAGTGTAGTCACTAGTTGGTAGAGCTCGTGAATGCTCCTTATAGTTAGGAGCTTTAATTCCTGCATTTTTATTTTTGTTCTTTAATTGTGACGGATGTACACCTCTATCCATAAGCCACTTGTCATGAGCTTCTTGACCTTTCTGCCAACCAGCTTTACGGAAAGGTTTTTTTCTTTTTTTACTATTTAGATTATTATAGTAAACTGGCATAAGATGCATACTCATTTAATTGCTCCAAATATTTGTGTTAAATCAATATATCCATAGTTGACTGCAAACAATAAACCAACAATAATCATAATCATCAAAGCATTACGAAAAAAGAAGCCAACTATGGAAAAAAATACTCCGACAATCAATGCTCCAGCTACCGCGAAGAAGAGGAGTTGAAGAAATAGTGGAAGCATTGATTGAAGCTCGGATGGACTAGGCATGAGCCATCTCCAAATTCTGTGGGGCGGCGATCAAGACATCTAACCTTACCGACCGATGGGTCCGCCCCATGGTAAGGCTAGGGAACGTTTTATACTCCACCGACGATTCCCTGGGTAGTTCCGTACCTGTAAATCCCGCTATGCTTCTACTTCTGCCTAATGCAACTTTTCCATCACATAACTTGGTGGTTGCTTTCGCTATGTCATTATATTTCTCCATTATTTTAATCAATTCTTTTTCCATTATAGATATATTCTACCACAGTTTTTCATAAATGTAAAGGAAAAAATGCATTAAAATGAAAAAAAGTGATTAACATATTAACTATCTTTCCAATTAAAAATATTTTTATTCTTAACTGATTCAAGCTCTTCAGTCAACTCTTTAATACGCTTATATAAAGCATACTTCTCTTTCGTTTCTTCAGCTAATTGCTTTTTTAATAAATCCACTTCAGTGAATGGTTTCGTCGCTATCATCTTCGAATTCCTCCAATTTAAATATAAATTCAATACCATTATCATTATGAGCCTGATGAACCATTTCACCAAGCGAATAAGTTTGATCGTCAACAGTAAATACTATTTCGTTTTCTTCATTAAATTTTTTTAAAGATGCTTTTTTGAAATCGATTACATTAGATTTTTTCTTAGGCATTTTAAAACTCCTTTTCTATTATAGTTATATTCTACCACACTTTTCACTTAAAGTAAAGGAAAAAGTGATTAATTTGTTAAATGTTTTGCATGAATTCTACAACCAATAAAGTTGTTGTAATAATCATCTCTAAACAATACATTGTGGTCGAATTGAAGCTTAGCTTCATAATAAGACATTTCGCCTTTTGTTTTACAGAGTTTTAAAATTTCACGTTTAAACCTTTCTTTGCCGTGCTCTTCGATGAGTTGGCGTACTTCAGTTGACGACCCATAATAGTCTTTCCAATCTGATTCAATACGTGTTCGTACGCGTCTCTTACGCGACTTTGTGATGGGGAGGGTTTTAGGTTTCCAGAAGTTCTTCTTTCCAATATACTTTTTGTTG